AACAGACGAAGTATCAGGAATTGAAGCTATTAGCGTAGTAGAAAACCCTGCTATTGAAGAAAACTTTATAGCACTAAAAAACCAAGAATTTAAACTTGCAGAAGTAGACAAGGAAAAGCGTATCCTAATGGGTGCAGCCTTAATTCCTAACAAACCTATTTACAGACAAAACGGTGAACAGGAGTATTACATATACTTTAGTCAAGCAACTGTTAGAAAAGCAAGTGAATTATTCTTTATAAATGGTAATCAAAGTAATTCAACGCTTGAACACCAATTAGAATTAAAGGGTCTTACAGCCGTTGAAAGTTGGATAGTGGAATCAGAACAAGATAAAAGTAGAATGTACGATTTAAACGTACCTATGGGCACGTGGATGGTATCTATGAAGGTTAATAATGATGATGTTTGGAAAAAAGTTAAAGCAGGTGAAGTAAAAGGCTTTTCAATAGAAGGCTACTTTGCAGATAAATTAGAAAGACCTAACGAACCAGTAAAACAATCTAAAATGAGTAAAGAAGAAGTAGCAGAAGCTAAAATAGAAGAACTAAGACAATTATTTTCTAATCAAAAGGTAGAATTAGGTGTAATACAAGATTTAAACAAAATGCTATCAGAAGCACCAAAAAGATTTAGTGAAGCTAACAGAATACAAAGCAATATGCAATCATTATATAATAAATTATACAATGTTTTAGATGATAAAAAAAGTTTAAAAACACAATTAAGTAATTTTGAAAGTATTTTAAATGGTGTAATGTATATTGTTGATGAAGGTGGAAAATTAAGAAACAAAGTAGAATCACAATCCAAAGAACTTGGAATTAAACCAAGTGAAATTAAAGGTTATAAAGAATTAAATAAAAAAATAATTGAATCTAAAGATTTAGTTAAAAAACTTAAAACTTCCGAAAAAGCAGCTAACAATATATTAAAAGATTTAAAGGTTTAAATAAATGAGTAGTATACCAAGTCCACAAAATGACAGTAGAGCGTGTTTATGTAAAGATGGTAAAACATATTCACGTGAATGTTGTGATGGTAGTTTTCAAGCACAAGGTATTGGTAATATAACTAAAGCATCAATTACAAGATACTACACAGTAACTAATTGTAATGGTGGACATAAACACATACATACGCACGACCTTGAACTTACTGTTGGTGATATATACTATTTAGTATTTGTTCATCATAACCATACAGACTGCTACACAATAACAGCTACAAGAACTAATGGACATTTTGAAGTAAGTACAGCAACTGCATATAACGATTGTGCAGCGTGTCAAGCAGCAAACTAAAAATACAACAAACTGTTAAAAATATTATTATATAATTATGGATTCAAAAACAAAAGAAATACTACAAAAGTTTTCTACGCAGAAAGTTGATTTAGCAAGTAACATACAACAATTTTTAGAATACTATATAGGTGTTGAACAGTTTATACCAAATATTGATATAGGCATTAAGGAACTAAAATCAGTAAAAAATTCTTTAGAAGTTGATATAGATAATTTAGAAGAAGATATGCAAAAAACTAATAAAGGCATACAATTAGCAGAATCAGCAGCAAAAGAATTAGGAATTAAGCCTGATACAATACCTAACTACACAAAAGCAGTAAACGCTATTAAAGCAGGTGAAAAAGAAATTACAAAAGGAAAAAACTTTTTAAAATAATAATATGAAACCAGACGTAAAAAGAATACTTGCCAAGTTAAGTAAAGAAAAAGTTGAGTTGGGTAATATTCAAAAAGCCGAAGCGTTAATAAAAGAAATGACAAAATTAGAACAAGATTTAAAATCTGCTTCTAAAGAATTACAAAAATTTGAATCTTTTTTTACGCAAAATAAAAAAGAAATAGAAAACTATAGTAAGAAAAAAAAATACTATAGTGATATAATACAAAAATACATAGACATTAAAAAAGGTGGTGGTTCTTTGTCTATGAATATTATTGACCAATTAGAAAAACAAGCAAACGAATTAGGTTTAGATATAAATAAAATTCCTGCTATACAAAAAGCTGATAATACATTTAATTCTTTAGCTGATGCTGTAAGACCTGTTATGGAATTATATAGTTCAGTAACAAGTCTAATTAAATAAAAACACAACAAACTAATTACTAATTTATTGTAATATATATGAAAGCACAAGATATGTTAAACGAAGTAAAAAAACTCATTGGTGTAGAAGCATCAGTTGAAGTTAAATTGGCACAAGCTGAACTTGAAAATGGAACTATCATTGAAAGTGAATCTTTTGCAGAAGGTAGCGAAGTATTTATCGTAACAGAAGATGAGCGTGTAGCTTTACCTGTTGGTGACTATAAACTTGTAGATGGTGAAACTCTAATTGTAGAAGAAGAAGGAATTATTGCTTCTATTGGTGCAGTTGAAGAAGCACCTGCTGAAGAAGAAGTAGAAGCTGAAGAAAAACCTAAAGAAGAAATGGGTTACGCTACTAAACAAGAACTTCAAGAAGTAAAAGATATGGTAGAAGAAATTAAAGCCATTCTTGAACCGAAAGAAGATATGAGCGAAGATGGTGTAAGTTCTGTTAAATCAGAAGAAACAACTACTAAAACAGTTTACGCTGAAAAAGAAGAAATGAGTGAAGTAGAAAAAGTATCTCATAATCCTGAAAGCGAAAGTAAAAAGAATACAAACCTTTATTCACAAAAAAGAAAAGGTAACACTTTGGATAAAGTAATGAATAGAATATCAAACTTTAAATAAATAAAAAATGTCAACAACAATCACAACAAGCAATAGCGTATTAAGAGCAAGGTCAAAACAAGAAACTTTGACAACTACTCAAGATATTAATATTAATGACGCAGGAGTTGAATTTAACATTGCAACAGATGCAAAAGTTCTAACCCTTCCTGCTATCACAGCAGAAAACATTGGTGCTGAATTTACATTTCGTAACACAGGTGCAGATGGTAATAACATTATCACTATTAGTCCTGCTGCAACAGATGCAATTCACGGAACAATAGCAGCAGTATCTTCAGGTGGTGTAGATAACAAAGACTGGATTAACACAAAAGCATCTGCAAACAAAGGTGACTGGTGTACACTTAAAGCTGTATCACTAACTGACTGGTATATTACTGGCGGTGATGGTGTATGGGCAAGTGAAGCATAATAATTAAATAAATTAAAAAATATAAAATGGCAACAACAACTTCAATTACTACTTCTTATGCAGGTGAATTTGCAGGGCAATACATATCTGCTGCACTTTTAAGTGGTACAACATTAGACAACGGATTAATTACCGTTAAACCAAACATTAAATTTCGTGAAGTAATCAAAAAAGTATCTTCTGATGATATCGTAAAAGATGCATCTTGTGACTTTGATTCTACTTCAACTTTAACCTTAACGGAAAGAACAATTGAACCGACCTATCAGTCCGTAAATTTACAATTGTGTAAAAAGGATTTCCAAAATGACTGGGATGCAATTTCTATGGGTTATAGCGCACACCAAAGTTTACCAACTTCTTTTAGTGACTTTTTAATTGCTCACGTAGCATCTAAAGTAGCACAAAGAACTGAACAATCTATTTGGAGTGGAGCAGCAGCAACAAACGGACAGTTTGGTGGATTTACTGAACTTATGTTGGCAGATGCTGATGTAGTAGATGTAGCAGCAGTAGGTGGTGGAGTAAATGCAGGAAACGTAATTGCTCAATTAGGAGCAGTTGTAGATGCAATAAACTCAAACCTATATTCTTCTGAAGATATGACAATCTATGTTTCTCAAAACGTTGCAAGGGCATACGTAAGAGCATTGGGTGGTTTTTCAGTAGCAGCAACTTCAAATGCAGGTACAAACGATAGTGGAACACAATGGTTTAGTGGTCAAGCATTAACTTTTGATGGTGTTTCTATTGCAGTAGCAAATGGAATGGCTGACAATACAATGGTAGCAGCAGAAAAATCTAACTTATACTTTGGAACTGGTCTTTTATCTGACCAAAACGAAGTTAAAGTAATTGATATGGCTGATATTGATGGCTCACAAAATGTTCGTGTAGTAATGAGATTTACAGCAGGTGTACAATACGGAATCGGTTCTGATATAGTACTATACTCTTAATAACTAATTAACTAACTTAAAGGGTGGGTAAGCCGATTATGTGCCTACCTACCCTTTTTTAATATAAAAAACTATGGCTTGTACATTAACACTTGGTAGAAAAGAACCGTGTAAAGACGTTGTAGGTGGTTTAAAGAACGTATATTTTGTTGATTATGGGGGGTTAGGAACTGTAACCTTAACAGATGATGAAATTTCTAATTTAACTGGAACTACAATAGGCGGAAGCGCAAATTCTTTGACTGCTTATAAATATGAATTAAAAGGAAATAGTAGTTTTGAACAAGCTATTACTTCTTCACGTGAAAACGGAACGACTTTCTTTGACCAAACTTTAACACTTACTTTAAAAAAATTAAGTAAAGAAGATAACAAAGAACTAAAACTTTTAGCTTACGGTAGACCCCACGTTGCTGTTGAAGATTACAACGGTAATGTATTTATGATGGGTCTTGTACACGGTGCAGAAGTAAATGGTGGAACAATTTCTACTGGTGCTGCAATGGCTGACCTATCAGGTTATACATTAACACTAAATGCACAAGAAACATTACCTGCTAACTTTATGGATTCAGATACAAGTGATGTAGACTTTCCATTTAGTGTAACAGACTACGCAGGATTGACTGGTGATATTGTAATTACAGAAGGTACAAATTCTTAATA